CCGCCGCCGCCGTGACGGCGCGCACCCGGAAATCATAGGTGCCATTAGCCAGGTCCAACACCTGCGCTGGCGAAGCCAGCACCGGCGGGGCGGATTGAAAGGATGCGGCGCCTTCCAGCGCGTACTGCACCTGGTATTCACGAATGAAGGGGTTTTCAGGTTCCAGAAAATGCAGCGCGACAGCGGTGCGCACGCCCGCGCCGTCCCGCGTGGCGTAAAGGCTTTCAGTGGCCGCCAAGCCCTTCGGCGCCGCGACATTCAAAGGGCTGATCAGCGTGGTATCGGAAACCACCGGCGTATTTGCCGCCGCATCCCAGGTCCAGGCATAGGATGCCGCCTGTTCTTCCTGCATGATCAGGCTGATCAAGCCGCTTTCCGGGCTGAAGGACCAGGACATGATGCGAAAGGGCTTGGCCACCCAGCCCAGATCAGGAATGGTCAGGGCCACCACCTGCCAGACAGACAGGTCCAGGCTGGCGTAGCGGAAGCTACCCTTGAACATGATGGACTGACGCGCCCGCAGCAGAAGCTGCTTTGCGATGCGCTGGGCGCGCGTGGCGTCCAGCACGAAGGGCAGATCAATCTCCCGCCAGATTTCTTCGCCATCTTCCGTGATTAGCGCCGCCGCTTGCTGGGGCGGGAATTCGGAAGATTGCCAGAAGCGGGCGGGGTCAATGAAATTCCCGCGCACGGAATTAAACAGGTCTCGCCGCGGGGGCTTGGTGGTGACTTCGAAATCACCCGCCATGTCAGAAGGCGTCAGCGTGACGGCCGGCGCGTTATAGGCCCCGCCATAGATGCGGTATTTGCCCGCCACGTAAACCAGCGCCCCGCCGCCAGGCGCCAGCATTTTTTCGATGATGTCGATCGGCGCTTCATCCAGCGTGAAGCTGCCATCCAGCGTGTAGCGGCTTTGTGTTTCCGTGCCGGCCTGGTTCAGCGGCACCGCTTCATCGGCAAGGTTGGCAGCGGCGATGAAGCTGGGCAGGTCAATTTCATCATCCGTCGCGGCCAGGCCGTATTCGGCCTTCAGATAGTCCAGAATGCAAAGCGCCCAGTTATTCGCATAAGCCGTGGCATTCGTGCGCGGGTCCAGGATGGCGCTTTTGCCGGTGACTTCCGCGCTGATATTGGGAATGCCGTAGGGGAACAGATCAGCATTGAAGCGCATGCGCAGGTAGATGTAGCTGATGCCCGCCAGCTTATCGGCGGCGGTCCAGCCATCCGGGCTATTCGCCACCAGGTCAGCGTCGGCGCTGGTCTGCGTGCCAAGGTAGCGCTTGATATACACGTTATTAGCGAAGCGCCCGGCTACCACCAGGCCATTCACATCAATCTCTGAAGCCGGGATGCGCGTTTCGCCAAGCCAGATGGCGTCAATGCTTTGGGATTGATGATCCGCCAGCGGGATCACCAGCATTATCCATTCCTTCTGCGCGCCGTAGCTGGCGGCATAGATCAGCGGGCCGGAAACGCGGGCGCGGCCATAGATGATGCGGCGTGGTTCGGATGCGCCGCGCAGCAGGCGCTTTGCGTCTTCCTGATTAAGATTCTGCTCCGTCCCTGCCCGCTTCTTTTTCTCCATCGAATCAACGATGCGGTTGCCGGCAAACGCTATCAGCGAACCAACCGCCGCAGCAGCCATTGCCGCAAAAACTGGACCAATGATCGGCGTTAGCACCACAAAGGTCACTGCCGCGGCGGCTGCCGCCACTATCGAAACAACAATCCGCGCCATGGCCTACACCCCCCAAGCCATGGTGGCGCGGCGCAGCGGCACGAAGGCCAGGCCGCGCGCGCCAGGGGCTGCAATATGCGGGCCGGTCACCACGCCGCACACCAACTGATTTTCCAGCCCAATCAGCGCCACATCGCCGCGCTGCGCGCCGGCTGGCGGCAATTCCGGGGCACCGAAGGCGGCCATCACGCGCGGCAGGAAGGCAGTGATGCCACCTTCCCCCATCAGTGCTTCCGCCTGTGCTTCATTCATGTAGCGGCCACGATAATCCGCCAGGAAATCCCGCCCCGTCATGGCCAGCACCGCATCCGCCGCCAGCACGCAGCAATCATTCACCGCCCAATCGAAAGGCATATCGCGCCGCGCCTCAATGAAGGCGGCCAGCCTTTCAGGCCAATCGGGCAAGCGGGTTGCGCGGATCATCCCGTGAAACTCCGCGCCGGCCAGATGATTTCCTTTTCCGTGGTGGCGGACAGGAACCGGAAGCTGCCATCGGCGGGATCGCGACGGCGCTGTTCATCATCCGTGAAGCGCAGAATGCGCGGGCGGTCCCAATCCGCCAGCCTGTTTTCCAGCCGGCAGGTCACGCTGGCCTGCGCACCCAAGGCAATGTCAAGCTGGTCCATCCGGCCACGGAACACCACCAAAGGCGTGCCGATCACCTGGAAGGTGGCGGGGTCAAGCTGCACTTCCCAGACCGTGCCTTTACGCCCCTGATAGGCTTGGCCCAGCGCATAGGCCACCGCATCACGCGGCACGCCGGAAAGCTTCACCACCAGGCCATAGGCGCGCAGCTCCGCGCTTTCTTCCGCCACGCTGATGCTGCCAAGCTGCCCCACACCCGGGAAGGTGTTGCCGCCGATGGTGATGCTGTCATGCCCGCCATGGAAGCGCGCGAAGCCATCCGGGAAATCCAATTCAACCGCCACCGTCCGCGCCACCTGTTCGGCGCTGGCGGCGGCTTGCTGGGCAACCGAAAGCCCGCGCGTCATATCAGCGCTTCCCGCATGGTGATGGTGACCTGGCCGAAGCTGGGCGGGCGGATATTCAGGCTGGGCGCTTCATCCTGTGGCAGCATGAAGGCGCCGATTGGCGCGGTGATTTCCACCGCGGCGCCATTGTTGCCCGCGCGCCGGATGGGCGGGCTGATGGTCAGGGCTGCGATGCCAGAAACATTGGCCGAGGCATCCGCCACCACCTGGTGCAGCCGCTGCCTGCCGGCCGAATCCACATAGGAAAGCCAATCGCCCGCGCGCATCACCTGCACGCTTGGCGTCCAGCCCGATGTTGAAAGCACTTCGCCAGATTGGCCGGCGCCATTGATCACGGGCACACCGCCACCCGTAGCGCGGCGCGGCGACCAGATGGGCCCATAAGTGAAACGCCCGACCCGACCACGCAGCCGCGCCAGAAAGGCGGATAGCTCGCGCCGGTCATCCGGCGAAAGGGTTTGCCAGGTGACCGTGAATTCCCAGCGCGCGCCCGGCATTTCCAGCGTTTGCATGGTGCCATCAAACGGGCTTTCATGCGTTTGCGTCAGGCCAATCAGCTTTTCAGCAGCCTCCGAAGGGGCGCGGATGGTGGGAAAGGTCAGCACGGGCATCAGCGGCGGCCCATGATCTTGGCGGCATTCCCGCCACGGTTCACCGCATCCAGCATTTCCGCCTGCGCCTGCTTTGTCGCGATGGTGATGGCCGCGCGGATTTTCTGATCAACAGCCGGGTCTGCCCCGCGCGCATCAATCGTGATGGTCTGGTTGATCACCACGCCACCCTGCCCGCCGCCGCCCGCGCGCACCCCAAGCTTGCCATCGGCGCCGCGCTGTAGCGGCATGATGGCTTCCGGCCCGGCTTCACCCATTACGCCCATGCCGCGCGCCATGGGGAACATGGTGGCGGAGGAAACCACACCGCCATTGGCGAAGGGGATCACGTTGCCGCCCCAGAAGGCGTTGCCATTGGCGGAATAAAGCGGCCCTGAAGCTGAAGCTGGCACACCAGGCGAAGAAGTTGGAACGCTGGGCGAACTGAAACTGCCCATGATGGACCGCATGCCGCCCGAAACCGCACCCGCAATGGCTTCACCCGCGGGGCCAGTCACCGCTGTGCGCAGGATAATGCGCGCGATATCGCGCTCCAAAGCCTGTAAAACCTCAGAGAATTTCTTGGCATCCAGGATCGCGTCTTCAAAGGCGCTGCTGAAGCTCATTCCCATCTGCACGCCCATGCGGTCCGTGCGTTGGGTTTGCTTTTCAGCGCGCTCCAATTCATTTGCGAAGCGTTCTGTCGCGCGGCTGAGTTCTTCCGTGGAAAGCGCGCGCACCCGCGTGCCGTTGATTTCCACGCCCTGCTGCTCTGCCTCATTCAGCCGATCTTGCAGCGCTGCCAATTCTTCAAGCTGGCGCTGATAGCGTTCATACGCGGTTTCATTCGCGCGCAGCAGGGATTGCTGTTCGCGCAGCGTTTCCGCGAAGGGGTCTCGGCCTGGGGCCGCCGCGCGCGGGGCCGCGCCGCCGCGCGGGGCGGTGACTGTGGTGGCAGGCAAGGCGCCTGCGGTGCCGCCGGCGGGGTTCAAGATACGTTCCGCCTGCTGGCGCAATTCCTGTTCACGCTGATTGAGCGCAGCCATTTCACGCTGCAATTCGTCAAGGCGCATCCGCTCCTGAGCCAGCAGGCTTTCCGGCGTTTCGCCGGTCTGGCCCTGCGCCGTGCCCACCAGCCCCGAACGGATGGAACCGCGGCGGCCTGGGGAAATGCCCGTGCTGCCTTGCTGCAGTTGTTCAATACGGCCTTGCGCCGCACTGATCTGCAAATCCAACTGCGCGCGCCGCTCAGCCGTACTCAACCCGAAAATCAGGCGGTTCAACCCATCAATCACCGAAACAATGGCCGGCGCCACATTGGCGACCATGTTATTCGCAAAAGCGGAAAAGCTGGCGCTTAGCGCGGCCACCTTATCCGCAGCTTCATCGGCCTTGGCGATTAGTTCAGGGCTGGCAATGGTGCCAAAGCGGATCGCCTCAGCCGTCATGGCCACCAAGCCTTCGCGACCCTGCGACAGCAGCGGGATCAGCTTTTGGCCAATACGGTCCCCGAACATTGAAGTGACCACCGCCGCACGCTCGGCCGGATTCTCGAATTCACGCAGCCTTTCAGCAATATCCACCAGCACAGATTCAGTAGGGCGGGCCTGGCCTTCGGTATTTCGGAAAGCAATGCCCAACCGCGCGAAGGCTTGCTCCGCAGTCTGCTCACCCGCCGCCGCATCGGCGATCTTGCGCGTCAACGCAGCCAGGCCGCGCTGCAATTCTTCACCGCTGATACCGGCCTGGGTGGAAGCAAGGCTTAACGCCTGCAGCGCATCCGTGGAAACGCCCACTTGGTCCGCCAATTCGCCAAGACCACCAACCGCATCAATGGCGTTCTTGGTGAAGGCCGCAAGCGCGCCAACCGAAATCCCCGCCAGCACCGGCCCAAGCAGCGAAAACGCCCGCTGCGCCACCTGCGCGCCCTGGGCCAGCTTGCCCATTTCGCGGCTACCCGCTTCACCCACATCACGCAGGCCCTGCTTGACTTCCAGCGCGCCATCCATACCAAGGCGGATCGCAACCCTATGCTGAGCTTGCGCCATCGGTTGCCTCCTTCTCATTGCTGGCCTGCGCCATGCCGGTGCGGATCGCGACCAGCATCTGCGCTGCCGGCCAACCTGAAACCCCGCCTTCGCGCATCAGCGCCAAGGCGGCCGAAATATCCAAAGAAAGCCCGTTCATATCGGCCTGGACGCAGCCCATGGCAGCATGCCAGGCGGTGAAACCTTCCGCCGATTCTGGCGAATGCGCTTCATAAGGGCACTTGCCGCCGCAGCTTTTTTCAAGTGCGGCGCAGCCTTTACAATATGCGGGACCGGCGCCGAAGTGCCATTCAGCGCGGGCCCTTAGCCGTTTCCCTCAGCACTCACCACCTGGATGGGGCGCAGCGCCGCATCCCAAAAGGCGCTGGCCATGGCTTCAATATCCATCAGCCGTTCCGCCGCATCGCCGGTCAGGGGCAGCGGCGCATCATCTGGCCCCACCACACCTTCCCAGGCTTCAATGGCAAAGCGCGCCAAGGCCTTCGCCATCAGCACGAAGGCCAGGCCGCGGCTGATGTCGGGATCCAATTCACCGCCGGCGGCTTCTGCGGCTTCCCGCCCCAGCCGCGCGGCGCGGTGCTGCGCGGCGGAAACAATGGCCGTGGTGACGGGCTTGATCCGCACGCGCACGCCATGCGGCAGATCAGCCCAGAAGGGTTCGACCGGCAGGGCCAGTTTAAGCATAGACAGTGCCGGCCTGGCTGTTGCGCAGCACCACCGTCATGGCGCGGGTAGCCGTGGCATTAAAGGCCGCGCGGAAGTCAAACGTGGCTTCCACACCGGCGGGGCCAGCGATCGGCGTCTTGGCCAGCGCCAGATACACTTCATGCACCGTGAAGGTCAGGCTGGTGTTCGCGTCAATCGTATAGGCGAAGGCGAATTCAGCGCTGGAACCATTATCCGCCTGCGTCAGCAGCGTGGTGTTTTCAAAGCGCGTGGTGACCTGGCCGGTCACCAGCGAAACGCCCGGGTCAATACCTTCCAGCTTGCGATCCGCGCGAATGGTGCGGACCATTTCCATATTGTTATTGAAGTTCAGCCGCGCGCCAGTCACTTGTGCCAGCGCCGAACCACCCCGGCTGATGCTGCCTTGGTGCTTGCTGAAGCGCGTATAGGCCGCGCTGGTCGGCGTGCCGGCGGCGGTTGTGCCCGCGCGGCTGCTGCCTTGCGCCATCAGGCCAATCGTGGCCTGGGCCGGGCCGGTAGGGCTGAAATCAATATCCAGGCTGCCCGCGCGGGCACCCACGGCGACTTCGAAGGAAGGCACATCAGGATGCGCAATTTCAATGGCCTGGGATGGCAGCGTGGCCGCGCCGGAAGCAAAAGTGTGGATGAAGTTCGGGTTGCTGCCTGTGGTGGTCGGCGCGCCGAACAGCATGCGCAGCCAGTGGCCGATATTGATCACGTCAATCGGCACCACGGCATTGCCCTGCACCGTCACCGTGTCTTGAAACGGCGCTGCGGAATCGCGGCTATTGCCTACCGCCAGCACGTCAGACTGGATCAGGGGCTGTTCGGCGCCAAGGTCAATAGACATGAACGGCATGCGCAGCCAATTGCCACCTGGCGCGGTGCCATACGTACTTTCTTTGATCATGTGAATGCGCCCATTGGCGCCAATGGCACGCGGCATGGCTATATCCTTCCGGTCAGGAAAGCGGCGTTTCGGCCGCGGTGAATTGCAGGGTTACGGAAAAGCGCGCGGCACGGAGC